CAGTCCCAGCTTGCCGGGAACGTCGATTCCGCGCTCGCGTGCCCAGATCAGCCCGCCCGCGCCGATCAGGTCGTTGGAGTAATACAGGAAATCCAGATCCGGCTCGCGCGCGAGGATGCGCTCGGTCAGTTCACGGCCCTTCGCAAGCGACGAGCCGCCCTGATAATATTCCCGCGCCACCAACGTCAGGCCCGCCGCCTCCAGCGCCCGCTCGAAGCCTGCGAGGCGTTTTCGCGCCCGGTGATCCTCGGGCATGTGGGTGCCGATGAAGCCGACGCGACGGTAGCCGGCCGCAAGGATATGACCCGCCATCTCGCCCCCGGCGCGTTCGTGGCTGATGCCGACGGCGGTGTCGATGGGGGTGCCGTCCACGTCCATGATCTCGACCACCGGGACGCCCGCGTTTTCCAGCATCGCCCGCGCGGCCCGCGAATGTTCCAGCCCCGCAAGGATCACCCCGGTCGGGCGCCAGCTGAGCATGTCGTACAGCACCGCCTCTTCCCGCGCGGGGCCGTAGTTGGTGACGCCCACGACCGGCTGCAGCCCGGTATCGTCAAGCTCCGCCGAGATTCCCCCCAGCACATCGGGAAAGACCAGGTTCGACAGCGACGGGATTACCACCGCGACCAGGTTGACGCGCTGGCTGGCCAGCCCGCCCGCGATCTTGTTGGGCACATATCCCAGCGCGCGGGCGGCGTTCAGCACCTTTTCCCGCGTCGCCGCCGAGACATCGCCCCGATTGCGAAGCACCCGGCTGACCGTCATCTCGCTGACCCCCGACGCCATCGACACGTCGCGAAGCGTCAGCGGGCGGCGGCGAGGACGGGAGGCGGTCATGGACGGTTCACCTGCGGAAACTGTCTTCCGTTAGCGCATGACAAGCCCGCTTCGCAACCTTGCCTTCACACGCGCCCTTATGCGAGAACGGCCGCGACGACCCCGTGGCTCAACTGGATAGAGCAGCCCCCTCCTAAGGGGCAGGTTGGAGGTTCGAATCCTCTCGGGGTCGCCATCCTCACCAATTCTCTGTTTTAGATCAGGCGGTTATCGCGCCGTTTACAGCTACTGCGTCGGCGTTTACAGCGTTCTGTTCTTGTTCTTCCCCGACAACCAGGCGCTTGATCGCTGCTTCGCGGGTGTAATGCTCGACCTCGTCGAGGGTCACATGCCCGCCCCAGGCCATGATCGCATGGCTGGTCCCGCCGTTCTCGGCAATCTTCGCCAGCCGGGCCTTCCGCAGCCCGTGAGCGGTTCTATCCGTCAGTTCTGCCGCCCGCGCGCCGTCGTTGATGACGTTGCCGAGGCCTTTGACGCTTCGAACTGTGCCACGTCCGGTTTGCAGGAATGTCAGCCCGCCCTTCAGGCAGGCAAGCGCGTCGTGCATCATCTGCCGGTCGGCAGCCCAGCTTGAGGCGAAGTCCGGCAGCGGCGCCGTCCACGGAACGTGCGCGGGGTTCCGGGTCTTGCTCTGCCGATAGACCAGCACGCCGTCCTTGCCGACGTTCTGATGCCCGAGCTTCACAGCGTCGATGGTGCGGGCGCCTGTCCACAGCACCAGCTCGAAGCACGCCCGAGTGGCAGTGCCCAGTGGCCATTTCGCGCGGAACTTCTCGATGTCATCATCGCTCCACCGGGCGTGGCCGTCGCTGTCGATGCGGACCTTCTTGATGCCGAGCGATGGATCATCCTTGATCAACCCGCCGTCGATCGCCGCAGCGCACAGCAGCCGCCATGCTTTCAGGCGGGCGTTCGCCGGGTTGTCATCCAGCTTCGCAAGGTCGGCCTGGATGTGGTGCTTGCGCAGCCCGGACATCGGCAGCCCGGTAAACGAGTCCCTGATAGCGTCCAAGCCGCGCCGGATCGTTGCCTTGTAGACGGTGGACGCGCGGGCATACCTGCGATGCTGCAGCGTTGCGATCACTGCCGCGTCGACTGTTCCCGGCTTTGCTCGGGCTCGTGCCGGCTGCGCCGATGCCTCGGCCATCGCCCAAGCCGCGATGAAATCCGGATGTGCCTCGGGCAGGTCTGGCAGGCGTGTGCCGGTCGGCCGATGATAGCAGAGCAGGCGGTCGCCGCGGCGGATGCGCTGCACGCGCGGCAGTTTCACCCCGAGATCCTTTTGTCCCATGCCGCCACCCCATCTTCTTCGCCCTCATAGGCAAGGGAGGCGGCATAGGCGTCCAGGTCAAGGCGATCATATAGGCGCCGACAGCCCTGTACCTTGCGCGGGATCGGCAGAGTGCGAAGCGTCGTGGGAGACGTGCCAATGTAGGCCGCGGCTTCGCTGGCCCCCATGAGGCGAGGGGGGAATGACAGGTCGATCTTACCCATTGCTAGTCACCTCATCGAACTTCCTGACCTGATCGCCCCATGCCGCCCAGCCTGGGCGCTGCTGACGGCTGAACAGCTCCAGCCGCCGGGCGTCGGGCATCAGCTGCTCGGCCGCGGCGAAGGCCTCGTCCGGCTTGCGGCTGTGCTCGCGGACCTTGCCCTCGATTACCGACCGGACGCCGCGGGTGGTCCGGGGATTGCCGCGCGCGCCGATCAGGAACGGCTCGCCCGCGCAGCGTAGGACGTAGCCCGTGCCGAAGGCGAGCTTTCCCTTGCGGGTGCGCTTGGCCCAATGGCCGGCCGTCTTGTAGGTAAAGCCCCAGGCGTCCAGGACAGCGAAGGCCTGCGGCAGCATCGGGTTCGTCGCCCAGAGCCAAAGCAGGCAGTCGTCGGCCGCAAGGACGCTGACGGGCAGGGAGGCCACCCAGCCGAGCGGCTGGCAGCTGTATTGCCCGCCGGCGCCCTTGGCGGTGATGCCCCTGTCGCTGCGGACGGCGAAGGACCAGGGCGGGTCCGCCATGATCAGCCCGAAGCCGCCGGCCGGGCGAAGGTCGAAGAATTGCTGTAGGATGGTCATCCGTCAGCCTCCCTCCACCCGGCGGATCGCGACACGGACGGGCTTCCGGCCGGTGCCCTCGGCAATCATCTCAGCGAGTTCGCGGCGGTCGTGGCCGACATAGACAAGCTCGATCTCCCCGCTCGCTCCGACCACCGCCCACGCCATCGTCTCGGGGGCGGGCTGCGGTGCGGCGGCAAGGGCGGCGCGGGGAGCAAGCGGCACGAGGCCATGCACCTGATCGCCCTCAACATAGAGCCGGATCAGCATGGCCATCGCTTGCCGGATTTCACCTGCCACGTTCTCAGGTGTCTCTCGGCCTTCGGCGCAATGGATCGCCGCCTTTACGACCTCGCCCGCTTCTTCAGCCACCTTCGAGATGACGTAGTTTGGCTGCGGGAACTTCCGCATCGCCTTTTCTGCTTCGGCAACAGCAGCGGCGAACAGGGGCTCCAGTGCCGTGCGCAGCTTGTCGGTCATGGTTTCCTCTCTGATCGTTCGGGATGGCCGCCCCGCAGGGCGGCGCACCGGAAAGGTCAGGCTCGATCGGGCTGCTTCGCCGCCCAATAACCGGCCCCGAAAACGCAGGCCGTCAGCACCAGGTCGAGGACCGCCGGCAGGATCACCTGGGCGATGACCGCCCCGCCGGCAAAGGCGCGCTTCATGCGAGGTAGCGCTGGGGGTCGAGGCCGATGGCCTGCCCGACGGTCTTGAGCGCGGTCAGCTCCTTGCCCTCGATCTCGCCGTCGGCCGAGGCCACGTCGATGGCGATCATCAGCAGCAGCTCGCGATCTTCCTCCGTGGCCTTGGCGCGGACTTCCTCGACCTCGCGGCGCAGGGCAAGCCGACCGGTCATCCCCTGCCGCGCCCGCTTCAGCTGCTTCTCGAACGCCAGTTCGATCTGCGTGGCACTGAAGGCCTGGGACAGGGTGTCGTGGTTGAGCAGGCGATCGAGCAGGATCCCGCCTTCGTCATCGCTCACGCCACCATCGGCGGCTGCCACCATGACGCCCGCAGCGCAGATGCCTTCGAGGAGGTCGGTGTGGCCGCGCAGACGGTTGGCGCCGCCGGTGAGCTTCTCTTTCAGTTTCCCGAACATGGGTCTTCCTTCGTTCAGAGTGCTGGGGGGTCGCCCGGCGCCAGTCGGCGCGGGTGCTTCGTCGGCCCGCAGAGGCCGGGAAGGTCAGATGTCCTGAATGCGGATCGTTATAGGGACAGCGCGCTCGCCCTGGTCGGGCAGGGCGTGTTCGATCGCATCCTGCTGGTCGGCGAAGGCCATCAGGTAGGCCGAGAACTCGGCGATCTTGCCATCGGCCCCGAGCACGGCCCAAGCTTGAACCTCGGCCGCGGGCGCGTCGGGGGCAGGGCTCGTCATGACGTCCCCCGCGCCGTCGCGGCCATGCGGCGCAGCTCGGTCACTGCATCCTCAACGGCAAGTCCCGTCTTCAGGCCTTCGGCGACCTGGTCCACGCAGGACAGCAGGGTCAGGTGATCCGCCGTCAGCTGCGCGACCTGCGCATAGACGAAGGGCACCCCGAGATCGGGGACGACGGTCATGGCGCGTTCCCCATCTGGCTCAGCGCCGTGCGGGCCTTGTGCAGCCACGCATGGATCATGTTGGCCACACCGCTGGTGCAGCTGACCGAGATCCCGTGCAGCCGCATCCGCTCGGGCGTGGCGCCCAAGGTGACGCGTGCCCCATGTTCGCGGCGCAGGTAGCCGACCAGCTCCTCGGCCGCGGCCTGGCGCGCCTGGTGCCGGGCGTACCAGCCATGCCCGCTGGTCGGGGCGGTGGCGGGCGGCAGCTTGGCCAGGCGCCCGGCGATGTCGTCGATCGCGGCGCGCAGGACGTCGGCGGCGGGCGGGGGTGAAATGTTTTTCTGGCGCGTCATCACAGCCCCCATGCCAAGGCGGCCGCGACGACGATTGCCAGCCCGACGATAGCGCCGAACAGGTAGGCGATCACCATGGGTGCATCGTCGTCGTCGCGGATCACGTGCACCGGCCCGCGCAGCGCGTGACGGTCGAAGTCGTCCCGGGCCTCGGTGTCGCCGACTGCGTGAACGGGGATGCCCGGATCGTCGGGTTGGCGGCTGCGCATCTGGGCGTCGTATTCGGCTTCCGCTGTCGTGATGGTTTCAGCGGGCCAGCCGAAGTCGACGCTGTGCAGGACGCGGCGGTGGTCGGGGCGGTGATAGGTCATGCCACCGTCCTCCCGCCCGTGGCCGCGCTGGCGCGACGGTGGCGCAGGTCGGCGCCGGCGACAAGCCAGGCGATCTGCCGCTCGACGTCCGACTCCAGCACTGCTGCCCGCGGGTCGGAAATCAGCGCCCGTGCCTCGGCGACGGTGGTGGGTTCCTTCAGCGCGGTGCGCTCGACCTCGCCGTAGAAGGAAACGGGATCAAGGACCTCCAGGTGATCGCGACCGTCGATGGCTTGCACCCGGGCGCTGACGCCAGCAGGTTGCGCCTCGGCCAAGTCAGGGGAGGCAGCGCCATGACCGACGACGAGATCGAGGACCGGCTCGAGCGGATCGAGCAGAGGCTGGCTGACCTGGAACGTGCCGCCCTGCAGGGTGGCATTTGGGTGTCCGCCAGCGGCAAGGAATTCACCCTCGCCGACGCCATCGGCTGGCTCGAACATCTGTCCATGGCGCTGAGCGATGCCCATGCGCGTCTGGATGATGCGGGCATAAAGGGGCCGCAGGATGGTCGCGATCGGCTGGAAGCTTGGAAGCAGGCGTTCGTCCGACATCACACCACCTCCGGCGACTGAGCGGCGTTCAGTTTGGGCTGGGCCCGCTCGAGGGCGCCCGAGGACGCCCCGTCATCCAGTAGGCTCAGCGGGATGTCGGTCCATTCATCGGAGTAGATCACCCGGGCTTGATACCTGCCGTCGGCAGTGAAGCGGTGGTGGGGTACCTGGCGGGTTCCCAGCACCTGATAGGCCCGCTCCCTCTGCGCCGCCGAGGGGCGCCACCGGGACGGGTCCTCCAGATGCTGGGCCGTTGCGACCAGTTCCCGCAGCCGACGGGCCGGCCGCTCGGCGTTCAGCGGATCGGCCTGGACCAGCGCGCGCAGCGTGTCGGCCATTGTCCAGAGCGCGTCGGGGTCTTCGCGATGTTCGCCGGGCTGGCGCGAAACGGCCCGGGCCGCGCAGGACAGGACCTCTGCCGCGGCGTGGGCCGTCTGCGAACGTGGGTCGTGCTTCTGCAGGACGCGCGTTGCCTGGTCCAGAAGGTCACAGGCAATCGTGTGGGGAGTGCTCGCGGGTTGGCTGCCGTCCATCTGGACCTCCATCGGGTTGCGATGAAGGAACCGTAGTCCAGAAAATTTGGATCAACAAGCCTAATAGTTCAAAAATTATGAACTCGACTTGCTCGCTTGTTGGTTGTGTGCAACTGCCGGACTTGGGTTGATCAGAGGGCCTGCGGCATCTGGACGCTGAATTTTGCGGTGGCGTTCACTAAATGTTCCGATAGGGTTCATGACGATTCAAGAGGAGGGAGGCATGGGAAGAACGATGATCTTGGTCGCGCGCATCGCGCGGGCGCTAGGGATCAGCCTCAACCTTCTTTTTGATCCCATTCACTGTTTGCGGTGTCGAGGGCAGGGAAAAGAGCGGCCTGAACGTCCCCGGGCAACTGGGCATAATCGCCGTTCATGAGGAAGTTAAAGTCAATCCGATGCACGCGATAGAGATATCGCATCACCTCGCGGTTCGGATATGTCAGCCCGGCCATCGCATTGCTGAGGACGGTTTTGCTGACTCCGGCTGCGTGTGCCAGATCCTGGGCCTTTAGCTTGCTGACAATCTGCGCCGCCCGCAGCCTAACGGCGCAAGCAGCCAGGCCCATGTCGTTTATGCGGGCGAGCTTGTCTCGTGTGTTCACGTCCATCCCCCGGACTATAGGCCCCGTTCAGAAAGTTTGAACGAAGCGCTGCCTGAACCTTGCGCGTCCAGATTTTCTGGACTATCCATGCGGCATGGATCACGCTTCATCTCACGAACCCACCGTCAAAGAGATCGTCGACGTCCTAGGACGAGAGGCGATCATGGCCAGGCTGGACATTAAGAAGTCGGCCATCAGCCAAGCGTGTATCGCGGGCAGATTTCCTTCCAGTTGGTTCGCCGTCATCAGCGACATGTGCGCTGAAGCCGGGATTGAGTGCCGACGTTCGCTCTTCAGCTTCAAGGGCGACGTGCCTGCCCTGGTGGTGACGGCGTGACACGTGCCCCTCTTCATTCAGTGCCGCCAAGCGATGCTAGCGTGAACGCCTCGGAAAAGACCTTCCGGAACGACGACCGGCTGCTCTGCGAAATGTTCGACATGACGCCTGAGAAGCGGCTGGCCCTGCTGCGGGCGCTGCACAAGGCCACCGACAAGGTCGATTTCCTGAACGCCAGCCTCGATGCGCTGAGCGGCACACATATCCAGGAGAAGCGCGCGGAAGTTGCCGCCGCGCTGACGGACTGCACGGTCCGGCGCGGACGGGACATCGTCAAGGGCGAGACCAGCCACTTCGACGATTGGCATTTCATCTTGGGATCCTGGCTGGACGTGCTGACGCTGCGGGGCCTGGTCCTCGGCGTCCAGCGCGCCGCCGGCCTGCACCCCGAGGACGTCGAGATCATGATCCGGCGCCATCTCGGCCCCGAGAGGGCGCGCTGATGTCGTTCGACCGCGATCTCCTCATCACCGAATCCGCCACCATGGCGGCTACCCCGCCGGGGGTTCCCGGCATTTCCAACCACGAGTCCTTCCATGAAACCTCTCCCGATGATGCTGCGTGACCGGCCTCGCCCGGGGCGCACTCAAATGTCCCATGCTAATGCTCTCTCGCGTCGGCGCAGCCGCCGGGCGGAAGGGCGGCGCCAGCCTGATCGCTATGCCCCCCGCCTGTCCCGCGACGAGTTCAGGCGCCGCTGGTCCCTGCTGATGATCCGCAGCTTCCCCTCGCGCGAGGCCTGCTCGGTTCATTTCGAGGTCACGTTCCAGACCGCCTGCAACTGGTTCGACGGCCACTGCCGCCCCTATGGCGACCAGGTCGACCACGCCTGGCGGACGCTGCCTGCCTACGCGCAGGTCATGGGGGAAGGGCGGTGATCGCCCAAGCCCGCAACATCGTCACTGAATCCGCTTCGGCGGATCAGGTCGCCTCGGAGCGCAGGAAAGGCGGGGGCGCAGTCCCTGGCCGCTACGGCGCTGCCACGGTCATCGGGCGCCCCGGGGCGGGACGTGCGTGGACCGGGACCGTGGAACCTGCGGCTGGCCCGGCCGAGAGCCGCCTTTTGGCGGCGGGGCACCAACCCTTTCCCAAGCAGGAGAATGCCGTGAACCACGAGAACAGCGACTTCATGACAGGCGACCACAACGACTTCGTGTTCGACATGGGCGATCGTGTCCAGATGGCCGAGAGCGACGAGGTCGGCACCGTCATCGGTCGTGCCGAACATCTGACCAGCGAGAACTCGTACCTCGTCCGTTACTGCGCGGGCGACGGCCGCCAGACCGAAAGCTGGTGGGGCGAGTCCGCGATCATCGACGTCGACACAAGCTGTACAGGCCGGACGCAGGCGGACGCCTGACCGCTTTCCGGCTGACTGGCGCGGCGGGCAGCTGCCGCCCGCCGCGCATCTCCCATCCCCATCCGTCCCGGTCCGCCGGTGCGGGTCCAGCCGCGGGGGCGGTGCCGTCTCCTCCTCCCTCCTCCCCCGGATCGCCCCCGCGGCACAGGCCAAAAGGTTTTCGCCCATGACGCCCCCCGCCAAGCTGTCCCTGCACGACCACGCGCTGATCCATGCGCTGCACGCCCTGGCGCTGGCGCCGTGGGACATGATCGAGGGCGAACAGCAGATGGTGCGATCCATCCTGTGCGACGTCGTGGACAGCGCGGACCGGCGCAACCCGCTGCTGGCGCCGCTGGCCGACCAGGCCGACCGCATCCTGCGCACCCGCGGGCCAGTCATGTCGCTGCAGCACGAGATCCGCGCCGCTTGCCACCAGTTCAACCGCCTGCGGCTGGCCGCCGCCTGGGCGAACATCAACGGAGAAGGCCGATGACCGACCTGACCGTCCGCCTGGACCAGCTGGACGCGCTGGCAGGCCTGCTGCCCGAGGCGACGCCGCCGCGCACGGTGGCCGAGATCGCCCGCTGGGGCGTCGAGATGCAGCCCTTGGCGCCCGAGGGTCCCGTGGCCGTCACCCTCGCGGTCGAGCTGGATGACAGCAAGCTGTCCGAGCATCTGGCGTGGCTGACTGAGCGAGCGGCTCATGGTCCCACGGGCGCACCGGCCATGCTGGCCGAGGAGGATGCCTTGGGCGCCGATGCCCAGGATGCCTCTGCCGGCGCCGAGGCGGTGGCCCCGCCTGCGGCCAGCGCAGACCGCCAGGGTGTTGCGCGGAACCTTCCGGGTGATCGCACGGAGTGGACCGACGAGGAGCAGCAGACGCTCGAGCGCATGTGGACCGAGGGCGCCTCGATCGCCGAGATCTCGGCAGCGCTGCCCGGGCGCACTCCCCGCAGTGTGAGCGAAAAGCGCCGCAAGATCGGCCTGCCCGCGCGCGCGACGTCGGCGGTGGAGCGGCGTGAGGCGGCAGCTGCTCCGGCCACCGACGCGCCTTTGCCGCCGGAAGCCGCCTCGCATGAGATGTCGGAGGTGGCGGCGCCTGCCGCGCCCGAGGCCGCACCGGCTGCAGCCTCCCCGGCAGCCACCTTGCCGGCCGCGCCCATGGTTAAAGAGCCGGTCGCCCTGACCTCGGCAATGCCGACGGCGTACCCGAAGGCATCGAAGCCGGCCTCCGGAGTGGACGCGATCCTGGAAGCCTTGGCCGAGCTGGATGACAGCTTCGAGCCCGAGGATGACAAGCTGCTGGTCGAGCGGCGCTATGTCGGGGCTGGCTTCCCGGGGATCGCCGAAGAACTGGGATGTGACGAGGTAACTGCCAAGGCCCGCTGGCGCGCGATCCTCAAGTGCCGCGTACAGAACAAGGGTGGCATCCTGACCCAGAAAGGCTGGGCAGACCTGCGCGCCGCCGTGGCCCGCCGCGCTGCCGAGGCCGAGGCCTGAGCCATGACTGCCGCCGACGACATCCGCCTGCAGCAGGCCCATGCCACCCCGATCGCTGAGGTGGTCGATCGCCTCGGCCTGCAGGGCCTGAGCCGCAGCGGTGGCGAGCTGGTCGGCCCGTGCCCCCAGTGCGGCGGCACCGACCGCTTCGGCGTCAACCTGCAGCGCGGCGTGTTCCAGTGCCGCAAGGACTGCGGCGCGAACTGCAAGGGCGACCAGATTGCCCTGGTCCAGTTCGTCCTGGGCAAGAGCTTTCCCGAGGCGCTGGAATGGCTGGTCGGACCGCGCGAGGAGCTGTCCCCGGTCGAGCGGCGCGAGATCGAACGCAAGGCCGAGGCCAACCGCCGCGCCCGCGCCGAGGCCGAGGCCCGCCTGCGACGCGAGTCGATCACTGCCGCGCGGGACATCTGGTCGCGATCGACCGATGCCGAGGGGTCGATGGTGCGCGACTACCTGGCGCATCGGGCCATCAGCGGGCAGCTGCTGCCTGCCATGCCCCGCTGCCTGCGCTTCATGGCCGACTGCCCCTATACGGTGCCCGATGAGGACCAGCGCGGCCGCTGGCGCATCGTCCATCGTGGTCCTGCCATGATCGCGGCCGTGCAGGGGCCGCAAGGCGACCTGACGGCGGTCCATCGCACGTGGATCGACCTCGGCCAGCCCTCCGGCAAGGCCGTGATCACCGACCCGCTGGGGCGGCGCGGCGACCTGCCCGCGAAGAAGGTGCTGGGCTCGAAGAAGGGCGGCGCGATCCGCCTGAGCAGCCCGATGAACGCCACCACGCTGGTGATGGGCGAGGGGATCGAGACGACGCTGTCGGGGCGGATCTGCGAGCATCACCGGTCCGTCTCGGCCTTCTGGGCCGGCGTGGACCTCGGCAACATGGCCGGCCGGCGCAAGCTTGGCGAGGGCCTGAAATATGCCGGCATCCCCGATCTCGACGATGACGAGGCCTTCGTGCCCCCGGCGCAGATCACCCGGCTGATCTTCATCCAGGACGGGGACAGCGATCCGCGCCTGACGCGCGCCAAGCTCGAGGCCGGGCTGCGGCGGGCCATGATCAAGCGTCCCGGCCTGACCGGCGAGATCGTCTATGCCGGCAACGGCCGTGACCTGAACGACGTGCTGCGGGGCGGCCGATGAGCGAATACGAAGACCTTGGTCCGAACCGCGCCAGCGAAATCATGGCGCAAGGCGAGCCGGTCGATCTGCCGGAGGGCCTTGCTCCGGCCGAGCCAACCGCGCCTCAGGATGCAGACGAAAAATCGACATGGGGCGGCGATGATGCTTTCCCCGGGGACGATCTTCCACCCCCTGCACCCCCTGCAGAGGGTGAGCCTGACGATCCTGCGAGGGACTGCGCGGCCTATCCGCTGAACGATATGGGCAATGGCAAGCGCTACGTCTGCCACTTCGGCGAGGACGTGAAGCTTGTTCCGCGGATCGGATGGCACGTGTGGAACGGCGCGATCTGGCAGCATGACCCGGACGAGATCGAAGTCAGGCGACGTGCCCAGGAACTCGGAGGGCTGATCGAGCGCGAGATCCCGCATGTCGTGCTCGAGGACTGGCAGATGAAGACCCTCGCGGACGGTCAGGCGCTCAAGCGCCGCGCCCGCGAGTTGGGACGCGCCCTGGAGGCGGGCGGCCCCGCGGCCGATGCGGCCCGAGATGAGCTGGCGCGGATCGATGGTCCGCTGAGCCGGCTGCGCGGGGTGGAAAAGATCCTGAACTCGGTCCGGAAGGATCACCATGGATGGGCCAAGACCAGCGGCAACTCCGGCCGGATCGACGCGGCTCTGAAGGAAGCGACCGTCAGCCTTGCGATCAAGCACGACGCGCTGGATGCCTCACCCCTCGACATATGCTGTCAGAACGGCGTCCTGCGGTTCGGGGTCGACAAGGGCAATCCGGCCGAAGGCGACTTCGGCGCCGGCGCGTCGGTGGAGCTGGTGGCGCATGATCGCGGCCAGCTGATGACCAAGCAGATGCCGGTGGTCTATGACCCGGATGCCCGTGCGCCGAAGTTCGAGGCCTTCCTGAGGCGCATCCTGCCTGATCCCGAGATCCGCGGCTTCATCCAACGCTGGTTCGGCCTGTCCATGACGGGCCTGACGGGCGAGCAGAAGCTGGTCTTCCTTTACGGCCTTGGTGCCAACGGCAAGTCCGTCCTGGTGGACCTGATCGCCAAGATCCTCGGCGACTACTCGGCCACTGCCAAGATCGAGACCCTGACAGGGCAGGGCAAGCGCGATGGCGCGGCGCCCACGCCGGACCTGATCCCGCTGATGCGAGCCCGCCTGGTGCGGGCGTCCGAGCCCGAAGAAGGCGAGCGCTTCCGCGAGGCGTTGATCAAGGAATTGACCGGGGGCGAGCCGATCAACGTGCGGCCGAACTACGGCGAGTTCATCGCGGTGCTGCCGGTCTTCAAGCTGACGATCCAGGGCAACCACAAGCCCGAGATCCGGGGGCGGGACGACGGCATCTGGCGGCGTTTCCTGCTGGTGCCCTTCGACGTGACGATTCCTGCGTCCGAGCGAGATCCCGATCTGGGTGCCAAGCTCTTCGAGGAGCGCTCCGGCATCCTGAACTGGCTGGTCGACGGGCTTCTGGCCTACCTGGAAGGGGGCTTGCGCGAGCCGGCGGCCGTGATGTCGGCCACGCAGGAGTACCGCGAGGAGAGTGACCCCCTCGGCCACTTCCTCGAGAGTGCCTGCGTCGTCAGCGGACAGCCCGAGGACAGCGAGTTCGTGCGGGATCTGGTTCAGGCCTTCCAGTTCTGGCAGGACGAGCAGGGCGGGGCTGTCTGGCAGCCTGGGACTGTCCAGCGGCAGTTGAAGGACAAGATGCGCCGCTGGGTGAGCCCGACGACGGGCAAGAAGTTCACCGAGCGCAAGTCGAATGGCGTCATGCGCTACGACGGCATCCGCTTCACCGACGTCTTCGGACCGCGCTTCCGCGCTGCGCCGCGCGACAGCCAGGGACGTCCGATCGCCGGCAAGACGAGCGAGGGAGGTGGCTTCGGTGGTTACTGAACCCCGCACCCCTGTCTCTGATCTGCGATCAGGGATGATCCTGCCTCCCTCCGGGGAGAACAGGGAGCCTGAACTTCCCCCGCTTTCTGCCACAAAAACAAGGGGCGCGGGGCCGCAGGGAGTGGAGGGAGTCAAATCCGCCCCTTCGCATACGCGCGATATGAAGGGGCTTGGGGCTGACAGGTTCTCTTATGCGTAAGGGGACGTTTTGCCTCCCTGTACTCCCCGCCTTCACCTTCCTCATTGATATGCCTCAACAATCCACCTCTTACAGCCCTCCCTGTTACCTCCCTAACCTTCCCCCCTTTCCTCCCTTCCTCCCTGAAAAGAACAGCGAAAAGACAACAGGTGGTGCAATCGTGAAGCAAGAACGCAATATCTTGAGCATGAGGGTTGAGGATCAGCGGCTGCGCCACGCCGAGTTTCTGGAAGCCGAACGGCAGCGCATGGCCAAGGTCGCGGCGGCGGCCAAGCTGGTGACAGGGGCGACGGTTCCTGCCCAGTGCGGCGGGCGGATCATCCCCGCGCCGGGCCGCGGCCCCTTCCGTGTCGAGCCGCAGGCCGAGATGGTGCCGAACGGCACGGATGATCGCGGCCAGGACAAGTGGGCCGAGAAGGAAGGCGGCTTTGCCGGCTGGAACCCGATCCGCCAAGCAGACGTGTTCGACCTGATGGAAGCCTCGGCGCGCCGCCGGGATGAGCCGGCACCCTTCACGCCGGCGCAGGTCGCCATCGCCCGCCACTACCGCGCCCTGGTCGAGCGGCATGACGCCGGTGGCATCAAGTGCTCGGCGCTGGATGGGCGGGCGTCGGGCGGTACCGGCCGGGACTTCATGGATGCCTTCCTGTCGGAAGGGCGCGAGATCGACGCGATGCGCCGGCGCATCGGCGCGGGCGCGGCCATGGCGGTCCGGCGCATCCGTCCCTCGGCACGCGGCGAGGCCGCACGGGCCACGATCCTCGACCGCGCGCTGGTGGACATGGTCTGCCTGGGCGACCGCTCGCTGTCGGATGTCTTGCGGGCGCATGGGTGGGCGGCCAAGGGGCAGACCCGCGATGCGCTGCGAGAGGCGCTGAGCGCGGCGCTGGACCGCATGATCGGCTATCGAGGGTGAAAAACTTCTTGACCTCTTAGGTCCGTCCATGAGAGGGGAATCATTAATATCTATCGGTGCGCCCGGACGGAACATGTTTCCTCCGGGCGCTCTGCGTTTCAGGATCAGGAGTGCAGCCGGCAGTCCCTTCGTCCTGCGAAGGGCAGCGGACCGTGGCAGCCGTTTGATCGGCAAGGGAGACCGGCCCGCCTGCCACGGTGGTAATCAGGGCAAGCGACATGCTGAACATCGCGCTCGATGACCGTGAACTGCAGGCGCATCTGGAACGGATCTCGGACCGGCAGGTCCGCATCGCCAGTTCCTGGGCGTTGAACGACACGGCCCGGGACGTGCTGACGCATGTGCAGAACCGGATGGACGAGGTCTTCGACCGGCCGACGCCGTTCACGAAGAACGCGTTCACCATTCGCGGCGCGCGACCCGACAACCTGGTGGCCGAGGTGAAGGAACGTCCGTCCGTCGGGCGGCGGCACTTCCTCAAGGTGCAGGAGTCGGGCGGTGCCCGCGGACGCACCGGGCTCGAGGGCCTGCTGGACGCGCGGCTCGCCTATGACGGCATCATCACGGCGGTCGCCCCGGCGGCCGGCGCGAAGCTCAACGCCTATGGCAACTGGGACACGGGCGAACGCAACCGCGCGCTGTCGGCTGTCCAGGCGCAGCGCGACACCCGGTCGAACACGACGGCGTCGTCGCGCAAGCGCAACCGCAGGCGGGCCGGCTTCTTTGTGCCGAAGGCGGGAAGCGGGCTGTCGCCCGGCATCTGGAAGCGCGAGGCCGACGGCACGATCAGCAAGGTGCTGCATTTCACGCGGTCGATGCCGGTCTACGCGCCGCGGCTCGGCTTCTTCGACGGGGCCGAGGACGTCTATCGTCTGAAGCTGCCCGATCACCTGCGCCGGACCATCGCGAAGATGGCGGCGCGGCAGGGCTGATCCGGCAACCTAAGGGGGATGTTGCGCCCCCGCCACACCCCTCGGGTCCTTCCCGGGTCGGTATCGCACGGGGGTCATTCGCGCCTCGATGGTTTCGGCCCCCTTAACGTCCGAGGAAGCCTAAACCCGGATTAACAATGGAACGGTAAGAGGATGGTCGGGCTGAACACGACGGAGCTTGCGGCACGGCTGGCCGTGTCGAAGGCGCGGGTCAGCCAGTATGTCAGCGAGGGCAAGCTGGACGGCTGCTATGTCGGAGAAGGGCGCGCGCGGCGCTTCGATCTCGACAAGGTGGCCACTGCCCTCGGGCGCAGGCTCCATCCCGGGCAGATGCTCGGCAATGGCTCGGCCACGCGCGAGGCGCTCCGCCAACTCGGCGGCGACGAGGACGCGGCACCCGCTCGAGAGCCCGGTGGCGCCGGCCGCTCGAAGTTTGACGGCGAGCTGCCCACGAGCGACGCCGCCCGCTACGAGCTGGCGCGCACCCTCAAGGCCGAGGAAGAGGCCCGCCGCCTTCGCCGCCAGAACATGGCGGAAGAGGGCACCTGGGTGCTGGCCGAGGAAGTCGAGCGCCGCACCGCACGTGTCATGGCACAGGAGATCGCCCAGTTCGAGACGATGCTGCGCGATGCGGCCCGATCGGTCGCCGACACCTTCGGTGTGGATGCCCGCGCAGTCCGCAAGGTGATGATGGACCAGTGGCGCGCCTATCGCGCGGGCCGGTCGGACGAGATCTCGGCGGCGGCCGGGAACGCCGCCATGACGGCGGAAGAGGAAGGGGCGGACGTCTGATGGGTTTCCTGGCGTCGGCCGAGGCCGCCATCCTGCGGGGCCTTGCTGCCGCCCTGGTGCCGCCGCCTCCTCCGGACATCACGCGCTGGTGCGAGGAGAACATCGTCTTCGACGAGCGGTCGCCGATCCCCGGGCCGTTCCGCATCGAGCGGTTCCCGTTCCTGCGGGAGATCCACGAGGTGCTGAGCCCCGAGCATCCGGCGCGCGAGGTCACGGTCCGGGGCAGCGCCCAATGGGGCAAGACGGTGTCGCTGCTGAACCCGACAGTGGCCGCCTGGCACGAATACGGGCCGCTCGACAGCCTGGTGGTGCATCCGACCACCTCGTCGGCGACCGAGTGGGTGCGCAACAAGTGGATGCCGATGCGCCGGCAGGCGGCAAGCCTGCGGGACGTCTTCGGCGAGGGGCGGGGGGAGCAGACCGACACGCTCTTCAACCAGGAGACCATTCGGCGGGACGGCTCGCTCAAGGTGGTCAGCGCGGGCTCGCCCGATGACCTCGCGGGCACCACCCGGCGCCTGGTGATCATGGACGACGCGGCGAAGTTCGAGATGACGCCGAAGGGCGATCCCGAGCAGCTCGCTGCCAGTCGGGCGTCGGGCTTCGAGGACGCCAAGATCGTGCGCATCTCGACGCCCCAGATCGTCGGCACCTGCCGGATCAGCCGGGCGTTCGATCGCAGCGACCAGAGGTTCTACCACGTGCCATGCCCGCATTGCGGCAACATGGCGCCGCTGACCTGGGAGAACTTCCGGCGCAACATCGACCCGGAACGGCTGCATGCGGCGCATTTCACCTGCGAGGCCTGTGGCTGCGTGATCAACCACAGCCACAAGGCGCAGATGGTCGCGGCCGGGCAGTGGAAGGCGCGCAATCCGCGCGGGGACCACCCGGGCTTCCACCTGTGGCGGGCCTATGTGCCGCAGCGGGACTGGGCCTCGATCGCGGTGGAATACGCCCAGGTGATGGGCTGGACCGGGCTGACGGTGGCGCAGGTCACCGAAGAGGAGGCGCGGGGCAAGGTCGAGGAGGAGACCGAGCAGACCTTCTGGAACGACGTCCTCGGGCTTCCGTTCGAGCAGGCCTCCAAGGGCCCGGACTGGGAAGCGCTGCGCGACCGGGTCGAGAATGCCGAACCCGGCGTGTTCCTGCCGCGCGGGGTGGTGCCGGCCTGCGGCGTCCTGCTGACCGCGGGCGTCGACTGCCAGGTTGACCGCATCGAGGTCAGCATCGTGGCCTATGGCCGCAACTACCGCCGCTGGGTCGTGGATCACATCGTGATCCCGCACGAGATCGGCGAACCCGAGGGGCGCGAGGCACTGGACGCCTTGCTGAAGGCCACTTGGCGCACCGAGCTGGGCCTGCGGCTGCCGCTCGACATGATGGCGGTGGACGAGGGCGCCTTCACCGAGGACGTGCGCGACTGGGCCAAGCGTCACCCGTGGACACGGGTGATCCTGACCAAGGGTGCGTCCACGGCTAATGGCCCGATCCTGCGGCCGCAGTCTGACCGCAAGACGAACGGCCGGCAGGTCAAGCGCCAGAAGCGGGGCTGGATGCTGAACGTCAGCCAGTTGAAGGCCGACTTCTACGGCTGGCTGGCCAAGGAAGACCCGGCCGAGCGCGGCTATGTCGCCTTCGCCATGGGGCTTGGCGACGAGTACTACCGCCAAATCACTTCGGAGGTGCGGGTCCTGAAGCGTGCCCCCTCCGGCACGATGGTGTCGCGGTGGGAGCTGGTCGAGCCGACCCGGCGCAACGAGTGCCTCGACACGATGAACTATTCGGAGGCCGCGGCCCGCAAGAAGGGCTGGACTGCCATGACCGACGGCCAGTGGGACATCCTCGAGGCCGAACGCTCGGCCACGGCACCGGAAGACCAGGGCGACCTGTTCGACGCGGCAATGCCGGCCGTGCCGCTGTCGGTGCGCGCAGCATCCGTGGCGCCGCCTCCGCAGGAACCGAAGGAACCGCCGAGACCGTCCGCGCCGCAGGGCGCGGGCTGGCTCAGGCAACGCAAGGGGAAGTGGCTGTGAGCGCCTACACGATCGAAGGCTACCAAACCCTGTGCCGGATGATTGCCAAGGGCGTCACCACCCTCGAGGTCAACGGCGAGCGCGTCACCTACCGCAGCCTGTCCGACATGCTGCGGATCAAGCGGATGATGGAGGCCGAGCTGGGGATCGACCTGCGTCCCGGGCGGTCGCGCCAGCACTACCCGGTTTTCCGGAAGGACTGACCAGATGAACATGCTGGACCGGGTGATCTCCGCGGTGGCGCCGCGGTGGGGGATGCAGCGTGCCCGCGCCCGCGCGGTGACCGCGCATTACGATGCGGCCTCCCTCGGGCGGCGCGCCTCGACCATGAAGGCGACCCGGACGGACGCCGATGCGGCGGCCCGGGCGCGGGCGCGGATGGCCTGGTATGCGCGCGACATGGTGCGCAACACGCCCTTTGCCACCCGCGCGCAGGCGGTCATCTGCAGCGGCATCGTCGGCGACGGCATCATCCCCAAGGTGGTGCTGCGCCATCCGACCCTGAAGGAGGCCGCGCGCCGACGGATCCGGGACCGCGGGCTGCAGCTGATCGAGGCTCATTTCGACAGCACCGCCGTCGACCGGCAGGGACGGCAGAACCTTTACGGGCTGCAGCGCCTGGTCGCGAACACCGTGGTGGACGGCGGCGAGTGCCTGGTCCGCATCTACCGCAGCCACCCGGACTCGGCCGCCCTTCCGCTGCAGCTCGACGTGCTCGAACCGGACTACCTCGACGACAGCCGCTTCGGCTGGTCCGAAGGCCGCGAGATCCGCGACGGGATCGAGTACGACGCCCAAGGACGGCGGGTTGCCTACTGGCTGTTCCCCGAGCACCCGGGTGGCGCCTGGTCCCCCAGGGCCCGGCAGGGCGTCTCCGAGCGGGTGCCGGCCGAGGACGTGCTGCACATCTACCGGCAGGACCGGCCCGGGCAGATGCGCGGCGTGACCTGGTTCGCGCCGGTGATGATGCGGCTGCAGGATCTCGCCGACCACGAGGATGCGCAGCTGATGCGCCAGAAGATCGCCGCCTGCTTTGCGGCCTTCCGGATCCGGTCGGAGGAGGGTGCCAAGGGCGGCGAGTTCGCCGAGCTTGCACCCGGGATGATCTATGACCTGGGCGAGGACGAGGACGTCAAGTTCGCGGCCCCGCCCGGGGTCGAGGGCTACGACGAGTTCACCCGGTCGGTGCTGCGTTCGGTCGCGGCAGGGATGGGGATCACCTACGAGGCGCTGACCGGCGACCTGGCGCAGGTGAACTTCTCCTCGGCCCGCATGGGCCGGATCGAGATGGACCAGAATATCAGCGCCTGGCAGTGGCTGATGATGATCCCGCAGCTGCTGCAGCCGCTGGCGGATGCCTTTGTCGATGCGTGGAACGCCCTGGATGGGCGCGCGATGATCGAGGCCGGCGTTCCCGGCGACATCTGGCGCTACCTGAAGATCGAGTGGCAGCCGCCCCGCAAGGTGATCGTCGATCCGACGCGCGAGATCTCGGCCCTGAAGGATTCGGTCCGCAACGGCTTCTCCTCGCGGCAGGAGGTCGTGCGCCAGCTCGGCAAGGACCCGGAGCGGCTCCTCGAGGAGATCGCGCAGGACCGGGCGGAAGCCGGACGCCTGCAGCTGACCTTCGACAGCGACCCGGGCGCAAGCACCACCGGCACCGCCGTGCAGTCGGAAGCCGAGGAAATCGTGAGAGGTAACAGATGAACGAACTGCGCCTTTACGGGACAGTCGGCGGCTCCTTCTGGGATGAGGAGTACTTCACGGCAAAGCAGGTGCGCGAGCAGCTGGACGGCATGTCCGGTCCGCTGACGGTGCGGATCAACTCGGGCGGCGGCGTCGCTACCCAGGGCCAGGCGATCTACACTGCGCTCCGCGGCTACGAGGGCGAGGTCCACGTCATCATCGAGGGTGTGGCGGCCTCCGCGGCCAGCCTGATCGCCATGGCCGGCGACAGCATCACCATGACCCTCGGCGCGATCATGATGATCCACGACCCCGCGTCCTGGTACGTCGAGGGACGCGGGACCGAGGACGATCACCTGCACGCCGCCAATTTCCTCGGCACCATCGCCACCGCCTATGCCGGGATCTACGCCAAGCGCGCCGGCATCTCGGTCGAGGAGGCCCGCGCCGTGATGAAGGCCGAGACCTATTTCGACGGCCCGGCTGCCGTCGAGGCGGGTTTTGCCACGGTTGCCGAGGATGACGGCGCGGCGCTCGAGCCTGCTGCCTTCGACTACCGGATCTACGGGCACGCGCCCGCAAATCTTCTGGCCGCGTCGGGCGCCATCCGCGCGCGGCCTGTTTCGGCGGTGATGGCCATGATGGCAGGCGCCGCAAAGCCCACCGGCACAGGATCGAAAGGAAAAGCGATGCCGAAGATCACCGCCACGGCGGCCGAGATCGCCGACGACGAGCAGGACAATGCGGTTACGCCGCCGGCGACAGAGACCGATGATGCGGCCCCCGTTCCGCCGGTGGAAGGCGACGCGGACACCACGGAAGCTGCCGAGGATGAAGATGCCGGCGAGGTGCCCCTGAGCCCCGACGCGGTCGCGATCCTGCATGTCTGCGCCCGCAAGGGTGTGCCGACCGAACGCGCCCTGGACATGATCGAGCGCGGACTGACCTGCGCCGAAGCCACCGCCGAACTGCTGGGAGCGCAGACACAGATGACGATCCGTAACAACCCGCCGCGCGCCCGCATCCAGCGCGACGAACGCGCGACCCTGCGCACCGGCATGACCGAGGCGATCGTGGCCCAGATGCAGGGCCAGCGGACCGTTACCGGACCCGCGGCGGCCTACATGGGCATGTCGATCGTCGAGATGGCGGCGGCTTCGATCGGGCACCGCGGCCCGATGCGCAGCTGGGGCGAGCGCGAGCAGGTGCTGATGCAGGCCATGCACACCACGAGCGACTTCCCGCACATCTTCGGCAACGCCCTGAACAGGATGCTGCTGGAACGCTACCAGGTTGCCGCCCCGACCTTCCGCCAGGTCGCGCGCAAGCGGAACTTCAAGGACTTCCGTCCCATGCCGCTGGTGCGCACCGGCGACTTCCCGATGCTGCGCCCGATCTCCGAGGCGGGTGAGATCAAGTGGGGGACCTTTGGCGAGAGCGGCGAGCAGGCGCTGATCAGCTCCTACGGGATCGGGATCACCATCAGCCGCCAGGCGATGATCAACGACGATCTCGGCGCGATCGATGAGGTACTGGCCAACTACGGCACGACCGTCGCCCAGTTCGAGGAGCGCACCTTCTACGCCTTCGCGCTCGGCGCCATGATGTCGGACGGAAACCCGGTGTTCCACGCCAGCCACGGCAACCTCGGGTCGGGGGCGGCCGCCTCGGCCATCAACACGGCGTCGGTCTCGGCCGGCCGGGCAGCCATGCGCAAGCAGAAGTCGCTGGACGGCCACGCGCTGAACATCGTCCCGAACATCCTGCTGGTCGGCCCCAACAAGGAAACCGAAGCCGAGATGTTCGTCGCCCAGATCACGCCCGGCTCGACCGAGACGGTGAACCCCTTCTCGGGCAGGCTGACCGTGGTGGTGAGCGCCGAGATCCCGGACAACGCCTGGTACCTGCTGTCTGCGGCCAACCCGGCTTGGATCTACGGCTACCTCGAGGGGGCCGAGGCGCCGCGCCTGCGTACCGAGGAGCCTTTTGGACGGCAGGGCTTCTCGATGACTCTCGAGCACGACTTCGGCATGGGCGCCGCCGACTTCCGCGGCGCCTACAAGAACAACGGCGCCTGAACGGCTCCGGAGCGCTGACGCAGGGGCGCCTTCGGGCGCCCTTCGTCGTCTCGAACCTTCATGAAAGGCGATTGCCATGGCGAAGAACTACACTCAGGCCGGTGAGCACCTCACGGTTCCGGCCCCTGCCGATGTCGCGAGCGGCGATCTCGTCGTCGTCGGCGCCCTGGTCGGCGGGGCCGAGGCCTCGGCTCTGGCGGGCCTGCCGGTGACGCTGGCGCGCCGGTGCGTCTTCATCCTGCCGAAGACCACCGGGCAAGCCTGGGCAGTGGGCGCGAAGGTCCACTGGGACGCGACCAACCGCCTGGTCACGACCACCGCATCCGGCAACACCCTGATCGGGGTGGTGGCCGAGGCCGCGATTGCCGCCGCGACCGCCGGCGAAGTGCTGCTGGACGGCACCATCCGCTGATGACCGGCCTCTTCGACGGGATGACCGGGCTCTTCTCGGACGTGTTCGGGAGCTCGGTCACCTATCTGCCCGCCAGTGGAGCCCCGCGGGCGATCACCTCGATCTTCCGCGAGTCCCCGATCGAGATCGCAGGCGCCGACGGGCAGATCCTACGGATCGAGGCGCCGACCTGGAGGGTGCAGCGCAACCAAGCGCCCGCCATCCGCTACGGCGACCGTCTCGCTCTGCCGGACGGCCGCATCTTCGCGGTGATGGCGGTGCACCCGGCCAGCTCGCCTGCAGCCGACGCCTTCATCCTCTGCGAATGCCAGCTGGTGGAGGGGGCATGAGCCATCATCGCACCGAGCTTCGCGCCCTGGCGCGCGCGGCACTGGCGGCACATCCCGCCTTCGCAGGTTTCCACGTGCCGAAGGTCTGGCGGGGCAGTATCGACGCGGCCAGCCTGCCGGTCCTGGGCGTGCTGACGCCGCAGGACACCAGCCGCATGGAGAGCTTCACCAGCACCGAGCGCAAGACGCTGCTGCAGGTGGCGCTGCGGCGGGGCGGGGGCGAAGACGTCGAGGACACCCTCGACGAGGACAGCGAACTGATCGAGGCGATCATCCTCGCTGCCATCCGGGCGCCGAACCGGTTCTGCTTCCTGCGCGAGACATCGCTGGTCAGCAACACCGACGCCACCCGCAACGTGGGCACGCTGGTCATGACCTTCGAGATCACGACCGTGCGGCCCGAGGCCGTGCTGCCCGCCGCCCCATGACGCCGTCGATCGCGCCCCGGCGCGGTCGAACACACCTTTCCCTATGGAGACAGGAACATGCCGGAAACCCAAGCTCAGATTGGCCTCGGCGCCCGCCTCGGGATCCGCGGCTCGGGCAGCACCTACACCTCTCTTGCAGAGGTCACGCGGATCACGCCGCCCGGCTGGACGCGCAACACGGTCGACGCCACCCACCTCGAGAGCCCTGACGGCTGGGCCGAGTCCATCGCCGGGCTAAAGACGGCCTCGGACTGCACCTTCGACGTGAACTGGGTTCCGGGGGCCTCCGATCCTCTGCTGGCCGCCTTCGAGGCTGGCGGGGGCAACTTCCGGCTGACCTTCCCGAATGGCACGGTCGCGCTGGATTTTGCCGGCGTGGTGACGAACTTCCAGCCGGGAGAGATCTCGCCCGAGGGCAAACTTTCGGCCTCGGTCACGATCAAGCCGTCCGGTGCCCCGCAGCTGACGAACGTCGCGGCGCCGTAAGGTCGGGCCATGCAGGGAACGATCAGGCTGAACCACGATGGCCGGGCCTATGACCTGACCATCAACTACGCGGCGCTCTGCACCTTCGAGGAGGTGACCGGCAAGAACGGCTTTGCCATGCTGAACCTGCTGGCCCGCGGCGGGCTGCAGGCCGGCCTGGTCAGTGCCCGCGATCTGCGGGCACTGGTCTACGGCGGGCTCAGGGCGCATGACGGCGAGGTCACCCTCGATCTCGCTGGCGCCATCCTCGACACGAACTCGGACGCTTTCCGCAACGCGCTCGAGGCCTCCATGCCGGCCGAGGGCGATGCGCCCACGGAAGCACCGGGAAAGCGACGTCGCCCGCGGAGGCGCCGGGCGAAGTGACCCTTGCGCAGCTTTACCGGAACTACATCGCGGCAGGGTTCCCGCCCGATGGGTTCTGGGGGCTGACGCCGCGCCTCTATGCGCTCCAGATGCACGCCGCCCTGGCGCGCATGAAGATCGAGATGGCCATGCGCAACCGCACCGCGTGGAACACCGCGGCACTGGTCGGCGCTGCTATGGTCGGAAAGCTGCCCCGCTACCACGAGTTCTTCCGCACGGAAGAGGCCGTGCAGCGTGGACCACAGAGCCCCGAGCAGCAGGATGCCGCCCTGCGCGTGCTCGCGGCTGCCTGGGGCGCGGCCACGAGCCTGCCGAAGGCTGAGCGTGAAGACGCTCAGCCGGATCTGGACAGGTGAGCCGCTTCGCGGAGGGCGGCATTCATGCGTGACTGCCAGCCGGGGCCATCTTTCTTGAAGGCTTCGACCACGTCCTGGTCCAGCCGGATAGAAACGGCAACCTTGGGGTGGTCGGACCTGGGACGCCCGACCTGCCGCATCTTTTCGGCAAGTTCGGGGAAAACCTCGGCAAAGGGGCGGGCCTGCGCCAATTCGGCGTCGGTCAGTTCCGGGATGTCGATGTCATCCCAGTCCTGCTCGGTGTAGCCGCGGCCGGGTTGGAATGGTTTGCGGGTCATAGGAGGTCCCTTTCCTTCTTGCTGGCGCGCCGCATGGAGATCACAGAGATCGCTTCGGTGCCGAGCGGCCTGAATACCACGACAGTCGCTTTCCCATTGAAGCGACCGATCGCCATGTAGCGGTTACCCTTTGCGGGAACGACGACAGCGGCCTCGAAGAATTCAATGGAGAGATCGGCCATGTCGAGGCCCCTCTCATCAAGGGTGGCAAGGCGCTTTGGTTCGTCCCACAGGATGATCATAAAACGTATATACGGAAATTAGCGCCGCGGCGCAATATCGTATATACGAAAATCGGCAGAGATTGCCATCAAACCATTGTTCCGGAGGGATCGAGGCAGCATGGCGACGAACGTCGGTGTCCTGACAGCCCGTCTCGGCCTTGATGCCGCCGGTTTCTCGGCAGGCGTGGGCAAGGCCAGGGCCGAGATCAACGGCCTGAAGGCGACGGCCAGTGCTGCCGACCGCGACCTGCGTTCGGCCGCGGGCGCCAACGCCAACCTGGTGTCGCAGTTCAACGATATCGGGGTGATGCTGGCGGCGGGTCAGAACCCGCTTCAGCTGGCGCTGCAGCAGGGGACCCAGATCAGCCAGGTCCTGACGCAGATGGGCGGCGGGGTCGGCGCGCTGCGCGCAGTGGGGTCGGCCTTCGTCGGCATGCTGAACCCGGTCTCTCTCGCCACGATCGGCGTGATCGGCTTCGGCGCAGCTGCGGTGCAATGGCTCATGCCGGCCAAGGACGAGGCAAAGGAAACGAAGGACGCCTTCGAGGCCCTCAAGGACAGTATGTCGTCCTATAACGACGCGCTGAGCATCTCGCTGCTCTACACCGGGGAGGCCGAGAAGAAATACGGCGTGGAAGCGCAGCGTGGGGCAGAGATCGCGCGCCGCATCATGGAGATGGAGGCGCAGAAGACCCGCTCGTCCGTCGCGAGCATCCTGTCGAAGGCTTATAGCGAGATGGGGTTCGACGCTTTTGGCGAGCGCGGCATCACCGCCGCCGGGCGCATTGCGTCCAACAACGTGGCGGAGGCCGCCATCAAGCTCGGGCTCGACTCGAAGACCTGGTCCGACACCCTGTTCGGGGTCGGCGGTGTCAGCCAGGAGAACCTCGCTGTCGTCGAGAAGCTCGGCGACGCGATGCGCGAGATCTACGCCTATGCCACAGCCCCCATGCCCGAGGGCGGTCTCGACGCCTATCTCGAGGGACTGCGCGCACGCCTCGACGAGTACACCGCGCAGCTCAATGCCCTGAAGGAGGCCGGTGCCGACGAGGCGGCGCTCAGCCAGATCAGTGCCGAGATGATCCCGCTGCAGCGCGCGCTGCTCGAGGGAGAGGCGCAGCGCGCCCAGATCCGGGCAGCCGACGAGGAAAAAGCCCGGGAGATGCTCGGGACGCTGGAACAGCAGCTCTACATGAACGAGCTGATCACCCAACATGGCAAGGATTCGCTCGAGGTTCGGCAGGCAGAGCTCGATGCCGAATACGACAAGCAGCGTGCCGCGATCGACTCGCTCAGCATCACCGACGAACAGCGGGCCGTGCTCTACGAGGCGCTCGACGCGCTTTACGACAACGAAAGCCAGACGCTCGCCTGGGCGGATGCGATGGCGCAGGTCAATGCCGAGCTGCGCGGTGCCTATGCGCTGATTGCCTCGATCGGCGGCGGCATGATCATGAACGCCAAGATCAACGCGGCGCGGAGCGTACGCGAGGCCGGTGGCAGCGCCGTGGAGGCGCGCCGTGCCGGCGAGGTCGCCGCCCGCAAGCAGGAGATCCTGAACGCCCGAGACACCTTCGGCTCGGAGTACTTCGGGATGTCGGACGCGGCGCTGCAGGCCCATCTCGACCAGATCGACATCGACCAGGCGCAGCAGGATGAATGGACCGAGCTGATCACCGAGCCGCGAAAGGCGCGGGGGGGCGGCCGCAAGAAAGGGTCAGGCCGAGCCCGCAAGACGTCGGAAAGCCGGTATGAGCGGCGCGTCACCGACATCCAGCAGGAAACGCAGGACCTGCTGGCGCAGGCTGCTGCCTTGGCCGACGTCACGGCCGCCGGCGGTGATTGGGAGCGCCGGCTGCGCGTGATCGAGGAGGAGCAGAAGCTCCTCAATGAGGCCCAGAAGTCCGGCGTGGAGATCACGCCCGAGGCCACGGCCAGCATCCGCACCATGGCCGAGGAGTTCGTCTATGCCGAGGACAAGCTGCGGGACCTGCGCGAGGAGCAGGAGGAATTCGCCCGCCGGCAGGGAGAGATCAAGGGTTCGCTCAAGGACTCCTTCACTGATCTCGCGCGCGGGGCCGAGAGTTTCTCGGAAGCCCTTGGCAATGTCATCGAAAAGCTAGCAGAAATGGCACTCAGTTCTGCCTTCGATGCGCGTTGGGTTGCCGTGGCCGGGCGCCCCCTGTGTCGCGCTTGTGCCGCGGCTATGCCTTCCTTCGCGGGGTGCGGTCCCACCCGCGGCGCCCCTCGCGGCGGCGGCGTCGAGGGGGAGGGCGGGTTCCGGGCGATGATGCATCCGCAGGAGCGGGTGATTGACAGTACGAAAGGGCAGGGCGGCTTGGGGGGCGCTTTGGACGTTCGTGTCTTCGTTGACGAGGGGGGGGGCTGGCAGGCGCAGGTCGAGCGGATCAGCGGGGAAGTCGTGGCCCGCTCTGCCCCGCAGCTTGTGGGGCAATCGGTGCAGGCAACCAAGAAGTCGATGGGCAAATCGAAGGCAGGCTGGGGCATCTGATGGTCAATGTTTATGCATGGCCCCCTGTCGCTCATACGGCAGCGGAATGGACGGTGGTTGATCCCATCGGGCGGTCGCGCAGCCTGATCTCGGGCGCGAGCTATGTCAGCGCAGCGCAGCGGCGGCGCAGGGTGGCTACGCTTGATGTATCGGCGCTGTCATTGGATCGGAACGGAGCCGGCTATATCGAGGTGCTGAAGCGGCTTCTGGATGGTGGCGTGCACCTGGTGCGTCTGCATTCGACACCGATTAACTGGCATATCGACGATCAGACCGAGAATTCCACGCGGGGGAGACCGATTTCTTGGATCCTGCCGCCGGGTTCATTTGATTGGACCGTGCCGTCCGCCCCGATCAGGTGGTGGTCGGGATCGGCCGTCACGATGGGCGAGGCATTATCGGGCAATCGCGTCAGGATCACGGGGTTGCTGCCACACAAGCTGGCTGCCCGGCCGGGCGAATTCGTCACGATGGGAGGTGTCACCGCGATGGTGGTGCGCCCTGCGCGTTCTAACGCCGCTGGAGAGGCCGTCCTGCACCTGCTTTCGCCGCTGTCTGGTTCGGATGTCATTGAGATCGGCACCCGGGAAACGGGCGTCTTCGAAGCCGACGAGATGCCGAGAGCGGTTCAGCCGCTCGGGCAGAATTGGTCGTATACCTGGAAATTCACAGAGGTCTTCGAGGACGAGCGCGGGCCCTTCACAGAGTTGGACCCTTGGAACTGAGGCGCAAAATAGCAATAGGAGGTGTGTAATGTGGCGTGATGTCTTGCTGATTGGGATTGCGGCTTACTTGGCAATCCAGTGGTATCGGCGCGAAGAAAACTATTCGATGATCCACGGTGACCGCATGTTCGAGACCGTGGAAACCAAGGAGAACGGCCTCGCGAAGGTGTATCTGGGTCGAGATCGCCGCACTGGCCTCGTCGGTGTAGTGCGGCGCCTGATGTGTCGTGAGGCAGGGCCTATCTCGTAATTGCTTTCAAGATGGACTTCTGCCGATCAGTAAACGCCTCCGATCCGCGCAGGATCTGGGGCGGCATCCTCCCTGGGCTGCTGGAGCCGGTATAGTCAGCATATCCCCGCAGCCATTCGCTTGCGGATGCTACCAGGTCCTCCAGCCCGGCAACACGAGCTTTGAGCTCTTCGATCTCTGCCTTGAGGTCGTCGACTTCGCTCATTCCCACTCCCTTCATGATTCTACACCTTGCCAATCGGGGCGGGAGGGGATCGTTGAGTCAACGTAGAGTTGTTTGATGCACCTGAAACGCGGCGTCGATCCGACCCTGCTCGCGTCGCTGTCGCGCGGCGGATACCCGGTTCTGTTTGCCTACCTCGACTGGCCGGACGCGCCCGTGCGGGCCCATTCAGGCGTGGGCGAGGTCACATGGGGCGGGCAGACATGGCGGGGCGTGGGTACGCTCGGCAATGTCGAGATCCCGGCCGAGGCGGGGGAGATCGCGGCCGTGGAGGCGATCCTGTCGCTGGCCGGTGTTCCGGCCGATCTCGACGGCTATGCCGATGACGCGATCCGCGGCCGCGTGGTGGAGCTGCATCTCGGCGGCATGGCCGGCCGCCCCGGTGGTCACGACGGCAGGCAGACCACGGGACCGGGCAGTACGCTGGTCGGCGTCCCGGTGTCGCTGTTCTCCGGCCTGATGGACGCGCTCACGCTGAGCGCCAGTGCCACCGACGAAGGCGTGGACCACGAGGCCCGCGTTGCAGCTGCCACGGGGCAGGAGGCGCGCTCTTCGGCGTCGATCTCGCACTCGGATGAAGACCAAAGGCGCAAGCATCCCGGCGATACGGCCGGGCGCCTGACGATCATGGCCTATGCCAAGGCCCAAAGGCTGACGTGGCCCGAGAGCTGACGCCGGAAGCCGTTGCCGCCGAGGTCGACCGCATCATGTCTGCCCGCTGGCGGTGGGGCGTGGCGGACTGCTGCACGGCTGCCTGTGATGTGTTCCAGGCCCTGCACGGCATCGACCCGATGGCGGAAGTGCGAGGCCGGTATGACGACGCGGTGTCGGCTGCCCGGCTGATCCGGGAGTGGGGTGGTTTTCGCCCGATGGCGGACGCCTTCGCGCGGGCCGCGTCCCTGACGGTCAGCGACGGCCAGCCGGGCGACATTGGCATCTCCGCCCCCGGCAATGCGGGCGGGCCGGACGGCCGGGCGATGCTGATCTGCATCCGCCCGGGGGCATGGGCCGGCAAGTCTGAACTTGGATACGTGATCCTTCCCAACGCGGAGCGGTGCTGGCGTGCGTAAAATCCTGCTCATCACGTCCGCGCTTGTATGCCTGGGGACCGTGCCCGCCGAGGCTGGCCCTGTCGTGGGGGCGGTGCAGGCGATTGCGACCTGGTACGCGGGCCTGAGCGGGATTGCGGCCGTTGCCGCGCAGATCGGGGCCTCGCTGATCCTCAACATGGCCGCGACCGCCCTGATGGGTCGGCGCGGGATGAAGCAACAGGACCTGATCCGGGAACTGCAGCAACCCGCAAGTCTACCCGCCTACCGCTTTGTCTATGGCGAGTGCTGGGCGCCCGGGACGCCGGCGCCGGTGCGCGTCAAGGGCGACATGCTCTACGGCTGCTACATCCTCAACAGCCGCCCGAGCCAAGGCCCGTTTACCGTCCACTTCGACAAGCGCGAGGTGGAAGTCAGCGGCGACCCCTATGACTTCAGCGGCACCGGTGCCCGTGCCACGAACGGCATGTTCGAGGATCATGCCACCTACTGGATCGGCCGCGGGGATCAGACTGCACCACCGCAGCTGATCCTGAACGAGGCGCCGGAGCATTTCCGGGTGACGGATGGCTGGCGCGGGCTCACGGTCCTCTGGGTGCGCCTGCGGGTGGGCGGCAACGACAACCGGCAGGAGCGCTGGCCCGCAACCCCTCCCGAGGTGATGGTGGGCGGGAAATGGTCGCTGGTCCGAGATCCGCGCAGCCCGTCGGCACCTGCGGCATGGTCGGCCAACCAGGCGCTTTGCACGCTGGATGCCCTGCGGGAGAACCCGCTGCGGCCCTACGATGACCGTAACCTGTGGCTGGAAACCTTCGCCTGGGCGGCCGACGAGGCGGATGCTCCGTTTCCGGTCAAAGGTGGCGGAACGATCCCGAAGTTCCAGACCAACGGCGTGCTGGCCTTCACGCCCGGGTCTGAACTGGAAGACCAGGTGATTCCGCTGGTGGAGGCGGGCGCATCCCGGCTGATCCGCGCCGGCGGCCGGCTGGGGCTGGTGCCCGCTGTCTACCAGCCGCCGGTGATGACGATCCGCGACGTGCTGGATGACCAGCCGATGACGTTCAATCGCTACCGCCCCTCGGGCGAGCTGGTGACGGAGGTGACGGCGACCTACACCTCGCCCGAGCGGATGTATGAGGATGCGACCACGCCGACCTTCACGCTGGCAGGCGCGCAGGCAGAGGACGGTGGGCTGCCGAAGCTCGGTCAATATGACCTGCGGTTCATCACCGACCATCGGCAAGCGCAGTACGTGGCCGCGATCATGGGCCGCCGCACGAGGATGCAGCGCTCCTGGTCGGGCGTGGTGCCGGGCGAGGCATTTGATCTGGTCGCGGGCTCGGTGATGCAGCTGGACCTCCCCGCGCCTTACACCGGCCGCAACGGCATCTACGAGGTCGAGCAGATCCACCCCGGCTTTGACCCCGTGGGCCTTGAGGGGGTGGCGATGCGCTGCCCGGTCAGCATGCGGGAAACCTCTCCGGCGATCTATGCGTGGGACCCGGAAACGGACGAACAGGCCGTCGTGCTCGAGGACTTCGATCCGGCGATCAAGGGCGTGCAGCCGCCGGGCGCGATCGCGCTGACCAGCGGTGCGAGCACCGTTCTGATCTCGGGGGATACTTCCATCGCGCGAGTGCGCTTTGCCTTCCCGCCGTCCACTTCGGCTTCGGTCGTGGCCTACGAGTGGCAATACAAGGCCGGAACCGATCCGTGGCAGGCGGGCGGGGTGATCGACAGGGACGTGCTGGACGGCGGCGGCAATGTCTTCGGGCACCTCGCCCCGGCTGTCGTGCGGCAGGACTACTCCGTTCGAGCGCGCGCTCTGGCGCCGGGCGCGGCCTCGCCCTGGGTGGAAGCGGGACCGATCGCGGCATCCGCAGGTGCCCATCTCGCGCCCGCGCCCACGCCGGTCAGCGCAGTCGGCGGGACCGGGCAGATTGCCGTGACATTCCGCGCGCCGAATAACGCGGCATATCGGGCCATGGAGATCTTCGTCGCGACCACGAACAACAGCGGAGCCGCAACGAAGCTGGCCGGGCCGATCTAGTGGTGCGCCCACGCCCCCGCCCCCGAGATCCACACCGGGCTCGGAGCGATTCAGACCCGCCATTACTTCGCGCGGTCCATCGATCGGAACGGCGAGCCTTCGCCCTTCAGCGCCTCGATCAGCGCCACCACTACCTGACCATAGGAGGCGACATGCCTGCACCGAAGTTCACGCTGGCCCTCACGGGCTCGGCGCCCAACCTGCTTGCCTCCAAGGAACAACTCGAAGACGGCATCAACGCCGCGCTGCAGGAACTGTCGACGCAGCTGGACGTGAAGGCCGAGATCGCCAACAGCGGCAAAATGTTCACGGGCCGTTCGGTTGCGGTTTCAGCAGGCCAAGCGGCCCTGCCGAACGCTTTGGGGATGATCTTCACCCGCGAGGGCAACTACATTGCCATCCGCACACCGGGCTCGACGGCTGATGACCCCCTGTTCGGCACGGCGCCGCACTGGGGCGTCACCATGCGCGTGCCGGCGGAGAGCTTGCTGACGTCGGCGGCGGAGGCAGCCTATCGCGCCAGCCTGTGGCAGTTCGAGGGCGAGGGGGCGCAACAGCCGCTGATCGTCAGTGAAGATGGACGGGTCTTGCTGGCAGCAGACGGGGCGGCATCGGCCCCTGTGGTCTCGGGCATCATCACCGATGACGGACAGAGCAACGCCAAGGGCACAGCCGGCACTGCCGCATCCGTGGTGTATGGCGCGGCGCAATCCCCTCGGCTGCTGACCCTGCTGCGCGGCACGGCGGCGGATGTCTGGCTGGGCAATGTGGCGATCCCGAGCGGCACCAGCACGCAACTGGATGGCGCGACGATCACCGGCATTGGACCGATGCAGCCACAGATCGCCTCAACCGGACAGCACGGCACGACAGCCGCAGAGGGCGCCGCGCGATGGCTCGATGCCCGCACCGCGCGAGGGCCGCTGTTGATCTGGAACAACGCCGAGGGCGGGCAGCCCATCGAGGAGCTGCTGCCCGACGCGCCTGCGGGCAACCATGCCTTTGCCAATGCCGTGACGGCGATCACGCGGGCGGCGGCGATCTATGGGCCGGGTCTGGTCTGGCGCTGGCACCTGATGGCGCAGGGAGAGGCGAATACCGCCCTCGCGACCCTTGGCGGGGCGCATGATCAGTATCGGCGGGCCCTGGCTGATGCCGCGCAGGGCGCAACGGGGCAGATCGAGCCGACGCGGATGATCAGCTTTCAGATGTCCAGTTTCATCGCCTCAGATGGGGTCCGCTCGATCCTTGCCTATGCCCTGGAGCACAAGGATGACGGCCTGTTCTTCTGCGGCGGGCCGACCTACTGGCTGCCGTTCTCCGGCGACCTGATCCATCACAGCAGCCTGGGCCATGCGATGCGCGGGGAGTTGTGCGGTGCGATCATCCGCGAGGTTGAGCAAACCGGCTCCTGGCTGCCGCTGCACATGACCGGCGCGACCCGGACGGGAGCCAACGAGATCACCGTCACGCTGTCCGAAGCCGCTGCGGTCGAAACCAACAGCGTCGTTGCTGCGGTCGATCACCTCGGCATGACCATGGCGGGCGGCACGATCACAAGCGCCATCGTAAGCGACGACAAGATCGTCCTCGCCACATCTGGCGCGGCATCGGGGGTCACGGCCGTTCGGGCAGGGCTTGTCGGGCAAGCCAACCCCGCCACCACCGCGCGCATCCCGCGCACCAACATCCGTTCCGCGCGCGGCTACGGCCAGCACCTGGCGGGCGGGACAATCCGCAAGTGGCTCTGCCATCAGGAGATTGCACTGTGAGCATTCGTTTTACTGTCGCGCCGGGAACCAGCGCCCCGGTTGGAGCGGCCCCCTTGGCCTTGACCAATATCCGCCCGGTTGTTGCACCGGCTGGCCGGGTCAAGACGGAACTGCTGGATCGCCTGACCGGAGCCTATACGGCTTTCCAGATCGCACGGCTGTCACAGACCTATTTCGATCTGCAGGACAGCGGCATCCTTGCGAAGTTGGACGGCCTGTTCATCCGGGGCCTGACGGCTGCCGACAGCCTGATCAACTGGGTGGCAGGCAAGCCCAATGCGGTCAACCAAGGGGCTGCGTTCTCGGCGGGCGCAGGCGGGGGCTTTACCGGCGACGGCACTGCGTCATGGGTCGATATGGCCTTCGCGCCGACCACCTACACGCTGGCAAACGCAGGGCTGCTGGCGTTTGTCCAGTCAGCGGTGCCCGGCACCGACAAGCATGTGATCGGGGGAGGGAGCACTACCCTTGCCAATGCGCGGCTGGCATTTACCCCGACACAGGTGACTGCGCGTCTTAACACGACAACCGCAACTGTTGCCTCGTATTCTGCTGATCGCAGCGGCCTGTGGACGGTCCATCGTGCCGGATGGCAAAGCATCCGCCGCAATGGCGATCTGATTGCGTCATCGCAAGTCGCCGCAGCGGCCCTGCCAAATGCTCTGAGTCTGTTCCGGGAGGGCGGCACCTACGGCGCGCATACCGTGTCCGCGTTTGGCTACGGCGGCAATCTGGGCGAGGCCGAGGCGCGCAGGCTGGCCGATATCCTGACTGCGCACCACCGGGCGATCTAGGCCCATTCCAGATTTTTCTCTTAAATGACCAACGGAGATATCTTTCCCCAGCAGTCTTTATAGTAGGCGTCAACATAGTGAATGGGGTTGGTTCCCCATCTATGCTCTGCTGCTGCGACTTGATTCTGTTCTTCTGCCTCGACGATGACTGTCACACCTTCGTCTTCCGCGATCTTGTACATGTGAGATAACATCGCATTGAAGTCTTTGATCGTCCCAGTCCTTCCTGGAAGCCTAACGGCGGGATCCCAAGCAACAGGATCGCCATCCGTATTCTCGATGCGATCCTGAAACCATGCTCGATGCAGGATGACTGTCGTGTTCGGAGCATGGCAGCGAACTTGCGACAGAAGATGGCGCAGGCCAGAAGTCCAGAGAGCAATGCCTTCGTTGGAATGCTTTTCGATAAGCCTTGCATCGGGGAACATCGTCTTGACAACCCCGCTGGCGTGCAACTCGAACGAATTATTCAGCAGGCCGCGGCCAGTATCCACGAGGTCGAACCGCTCATCGATCATGTCCAGAATAATTGCCGAGGGTCGATTTTCGATCACCCAAGGCAAAGACTGCCGATAGGCGTCAGCAATGATACTCGCCCTCTGAAATGCACTTGGGATCGCCTGGAGATCCGCTTGCTTTAGCGGCACGACTGGCGACGTGAGGCCGGCAAGAGATGTCCGCGCGAAATACTTTCCGTGCCCCTCGTAGGGACGATCCGCGAATCCCCAGATGTCCCGAGTGACGCAGCTGCCGATGATGGCAAATCCCATATAGCCCTCCGCAGCCAACTCCTGGGCGTATCTGCCACGCTCAAACCCGGATTGAAACACCCACCCCCCGCCTCACGCGGGCTTTTCATGACTACCTGACGGAGCCTGACATGGCGACACTCACCCACACGCGGGGCGACACGCTGCCGCTTGCCTTGCCGTTGCCGGAAGATGCGGTGGCGGGGACGTTGCAGCCATGATCGGAAAAAACGACCGGACGGATCTCGCGCCGACCCGCCCGGTCAGATCGCCGAGCCAGCAAAGCAGGCGATTGTCCGTGCGGCTAGCACAACTCAAAGTAGCCCGGAAGAGGGCCGTGCGTTGATTTGAACGGAGCTTTCTTATGGAACGACCGCCCGAGTTCTGGGTCGGGCTGGTTGCGGCCGCCCTCTACGTGTTTCGCAAGAGCGAGAGCAAGCACCTGTGGATGCGCATGGCCGAGGCCGGCATCTCGGGCGGCCTGGGCTTTTCGCTCGCGCCGGGGGCCGCCCAGTGGGCCGGCGGCAGCGAGGCGATCGCGGCCGTCCTGCTGACCGCCTTGGGCTATCTCGGGCTCGACGTCCTGACTTCGATCGTGGCTGACCGCGCGGTCATCCGCGAGATCATCTTGCGCCGCCTGGGTGGCGGAGGAGGGGGCAAATGATGCGCGACGACCTGATCCACCTGCGCGCCACCCTGCGGCGGTGGTCCGCCCGGGACAGCTTCTGGCTGCTCCTGGCGCTTGCCGTAGCCTTCTGGGGCCCCGGCATATGGGATCGCCACATCCGCGAGCGGCCGTGGATCAGCGCGGCCCTCGCGATCGAGCGACCCGCCTACGAGGGCCCGGCGCTGCTGATCCGTGACATCGTCGAGGCGCACTCGCCCGTTTCTGGCGAGCGGCTGATCTGGATCGAGGACCAGGAGGGCGCGCGACTCTGCGGATCGCACCGCGAGGACGGCTGGGAAGGGCGGTCGGTCCGCACCTGGTCGGCCGAGGCTTTCTTCGACCACGCCTGCCGCATTCCCGAGGCGCCCTGGCGCGCCTGCACCCGCTTCGTGGTGCTCACCGAATGGGGTAGCCGCGGCTCGTTCGGGCCCTACTGCAGCGAGATGTTCGACCCGAGAACAGGTGCCGACCACCGCCGCTGACCAGCTTCTCGGTGAGATCAAGCGATGCAGAGCCTTGCCCTGAGATATCGCCTGGGGCGGGTATTGCGTCGAGGTCAGGACGTGACCGGCGTCCCCGCGTAGGTTTTGTCGCCGACGCGAACAATGATCCGGCCATTGCCTAGGTCACGCTCGAACTTGCCCTGAATGGAGATGCAGCTGCCTACAGTGATGGTCCGGATCATCTTCAACCCTATAGAACGTTGGTCCCGGTACATTCCCGTGGCGGTTGTATACCTCAAATGAAAAGCTCCATAGCCGATCCGGTTCTCCTGCCTCTGATGCTGAACTGCAACAGCCGGATACCTGCGGGTCTCGCGGCCTGATCTCGCCCTGCTCAACATCCACCGATCAACTGCCCCGCCATCACGCGGGGCTTTTTCATGTCTGGAAGGACCATCCGATGACCGACGATGATTTTGTGCGGCTGTTCCAGCGCCGCGCAGCTGAGGCAGGCCACGATGTCGGCAAGGCCGACGGCATCGCAGGGGCGCGCACCCTGGCAGTCCTTGACGCAGTTCTGCCGCCGCTGGTGATCATCAGCGAGCCGCCCGCTGCCACCGGCGACAACATCCCCGACGCGGGCGACGCCAAGCTGAAGGGCGTCCACAACTCGCTGGCCAGCGTGATCCGCATGGCGTCGCCGCGGTCTCCGGTGCCCTTCACCGTGACCGAGGGGCTGCGGTCCAAGACCCGACAGGCGGCGCTGGTCGAGACGGGCGCCAGCAAGACGATGAGCAGCCGCCACCTGACCGGCCATGCAGTGGACCTGTGGCCGCTCGACTCCAAGACCCTCAAGCCACTGCCGTCCGGTGCTGCCTTCAAGCCGGGATCGTATGAGGCCCGGGCTGCATCCGCCGCCCTTTGGGCCGATCTGCGCGCCATCTCCGCCACCGTCAAAGCCGTCGCCAAGGAGCAGGGCGTCCAGATCGAGTGGGGCGGGGACTGGGGCTGGGATGCCCCGCACTTCCAACTCAACCGCGCCGCTTACCCGGCATGACAAGGACGCATGACATGCAGGTCAAGGAACTTCTGCCGATCTTCATCCTGAACACCAGGTCGTTCTGGCTGGGCATCGCACCCGCGCTGCTGACGCTGATCGACGTCATGGTGGCATGGGGCGCGGGTGACCCCTCGGCCACCCCGGTGGCCACCGCCCTTGCCGCCATTCTCGGCTGGGCCTTCGGCTGGACGGCCGATCAGATCCACGACGTCATGGTCGTGATCGCCCCGATCTACGCGCTGATTGTGGCGCAGCAGCGGTCCGGCATCACGCGGCCCTATGCGGCCAGGCCAGCCGCATCGGCCGGCAAGCCCGCCGCCGTCCTGGTCAAGGACGTGGACCCCGTGGTGGCGCCCGTCGTGCGCGACGTCGTGGCCGATGCGGTCGCGGAGGTGCAATGATGATCCGCGCCGCCATCGCCCCCGCGCTGATCCTGCTGGCCGCCTGCGCGCCCCTGACGATCGAGCGCGATCTGGACGGCAGGAACGCCCTCAACCGCTGGCCGGGGATCATCACCATCGATCCTGCCGCGCCCGACCGGGCGGCCGTCTGGGCGCAGGAGGCATACGAGGTGGAGCGCAAGGGCAACCCGGCCGGGCTGGCGCTGGTGCGGCTGGACACGTCGCACCGACGCGACATGGAGCTGACCAGCCATGAGGTCGAGACGCAGGCTGCCGTCCGCGTCTATGGCCGCGACGAGGCCGCCTATCGTGCCAAGGAGGCCCGCAGCCTGCACGGGGGCTACGACGGCATCTTCGCGGGCAGCACGCCCGCGCGGATCGAGGCGGCGATGCGCGATCGCATCCCCGAAGCCCGGGCGTGGGTCGAGAACCATCTGGATCAGATCGAGGCGCAGCGATGAGCCCGGTGGTAATCGGTCTTGCCTGGTGGGCTGCCGGCATCAAGGCCGGGGCTGCCTGGGGCCTGTGGCCGCTATGAGGGCGCCCCTGTTCGCAGGCTTCGAGGGTGCATGGCTGCACTGGAACGGGCACTGCACCGTCACCCAGACCCGCCACACGCCTGAGACCGACATGGCCGCCCACTACCGCGAGGCGCTGGACCAGGGCGTGACCGGCTTCCGGGACGTGCTGCCCGAGCGGTTCGACGTGGCGGCGCGGAGATCCGCTGCGCGGCGGGCGGCGCCGGGCGCGGTCATCTGCTGGTCGCTGACCCACTGGGACCAGCCGCGCGATCCGGTGCGCCACGCCGTTGCGGCCGTTGAAGGGGCAGGGCCGCTCGACCGCTTCATCGCCGTCAACGAGCCGTCGGTGGGGCAGGCGGTCAGCGGCTGGACGGCCGACCATGCCCTGCGCATGGCGGTCGAGATGATGGACGCCGCCGGATCGGCGAACCCCTATGCCCAGTGGTGGACCTGTGACCCGGCGCATCACCGCGGGGCCGAGGTCTGGCGCGTGACCGACGAGCTGGTGCGCGCCTTCGGGCCTGCGATCGAGGTGGTGGGCTGCAACTATCATGCCGCCCATGCCGCTGCCCCGCTGCGCGACGTCCTGCGCTGCGCGGCCGACCGCTACCCGGATCACCGGATCGGGCTGACCGAGACATCCTGGCACGATGGGCACGCGGGCTGCGAGGGGCGATTCCCACACATCCGGTCACGTGCCGAGTGGTGGGATCATGTCCTCGAGGAGATCGCCGCCTCGGGCGTGCCGCTGGCCTGCGCGACCTGGATGCCATGGCTCGACATGGCGTTCGAGCCGGGGGCGGTCTGGCCGAACGGATGGCGCTGCCATGTGCCAGCGTGATCCGGTCGCCTGCATCGGGATCACGCCAGATGCGCTGACCGTGACGCTGGACGGCAAGACAGTGCTGATGGTCCCCCGCGAGCAGATGCTGGATCTGATGGTGCGGATTGGGATAGCCTTACGAGAGGCGCCTTCTGGCTAGACTGGTCCCAGCATGGCGGTCTTGGCTAGCGCGGCCGTCGCCTGGCCAATTGGCTACTTTGTGCCCGATTGCGCGAACGCGCCCGTCTAGCGGCATCCTTGAGGACAGGCGTGATAAACTGAAGTTGGTGAACAAGCGGCTGTCTAAAGCACCGCGAATAATGCGGCAATTGACAACCTGACACCGATCCCAGATGACCAGACTGGGATCGCACTTCAAGCACAGGCAACGCCGCCGATGCTTGATCCGGCAAGTGACCATGCATTGATGTACAAAAAGGCCCTACTCAGATGACGCCAGATGATACCGACGGAGTTGCAGCTAAAGTTCTTGACGGACAAATATTCATTTCGATTGGAGAAAATTGTCTACCGCAGGGTATTATCGACCGAAAAAAGTTAACCAGCATAGTCTCCCCGTTCTCGTGGGCAAGATCTAATATCCAGTATGCTACACAAATTCTAGAGGGAAATTTCCACGACCTAATATCGGATAGTAGAATTGTGTACGACGAAAGATACGGGAGGAATTATGTCGTCAATCCAAGTTACCAGTGTGACTCGACGCTATTTGAGCGCAGCGTGTCATCGGGCTTTGAGTTTACCCACCATGACATCATCGCTCATCTAGACCACAAGGAAAGTTATAGAAGGAAGATTGACCGCTTCTTGGAAGGAGCCACAGGTAACGCGCCGATTAACCTACTATATCATCACAGATTTCATGGTAGGATGAATATCGAACGCGTCGTCTCTGACGTTCAAAATTTTGTTGATATATATCGTCGGCGCGGAGCGAACGTTCAACAGGCTATAATCATGACGCAGAAGATTGTCGGAGATCGCGCCGAGCGGCGAATCGAAGTTAGTAATGACGGAGGTGTCTCTCTCGCTGTTTTTCACACAACGAAATCCTGGGGAGGAAATGATCCAGACGTCCTCTGGGCTAAGGTGGACGATGACTTGATCGATGAAATGCTCCTCATCATAGGCTCTCGTCTTAGTTAAGAGGTGAAGATTCATTTTGCGAGTCACAACTGGACCAAATCAGATGACGCAGTTCAAAGAACTTATCGCACCTGCTTTTGATGGTGTGCCTGCAATAGATGTCGACGTTGATGATGTATTTTCCCTTGAAGCTGCTCAAGGCGTGCAGCGGAAAGATGGCCAAAGATTTGACTTTATGTGGCGCAAGAAGCCCGGCGCTGACCGGCTATTTGTTTTTTTTAGTGGCGCAATAGATAGAAGTAAGTACCAGCCACCCTTTTTCCATCGCTGGTCCTGGGCGCCAAAGTTCCCTGGTCACTGCCTATTCTTTTCTGATCCGGAGCTTTGGAACTCCCCCAATGTTGGATTGGCATGGTTTGCTGGTAACCGTAGCAGTAATCATCTTGAGAATATCGTTAACTTGATTTCCACGACGGCAAGCGCATTGGGTATCTCAAACGATAAAGTTTGGATGTATGGCTCCAGTGGCGGTGGATTCGCAGCTTTGATGGCAGCTGCTCACCTCGAAGGGGCAAGCGCTACCTGCATTAATCCGCAAATATCTATTCGCAACTACTATAAGCCGTTCGCTGATCGTTACTTTATTTCTGCTTTCGGCACGGATAATCCAGAAGCAATTTTCGATGCAAGGTTTGACGTGCTTTGTCACGTTGAGAAACTTCGGAATAGGAGGATCATATATGCTCAGAACACAACGGACACCTTTCATTATAAAAATCACTTCTCTGTATTCTCAGCTCTGATGAAGGAGGGCATCCACGGAGGTAATGCTAGCCTCTACGAAGAAGTTATTTTCTCACTAGAAGGAGGACACAACGCCATCGAGTCCGGCAGTGTCTTTGATGACATTCTTTCAAGGATGATTCAATCAGGCTGACTCCTCTCGAGATTGAGTCGCTACCGTAGTTGCGGCGCATGCAGACTTATCCTTGTTGGGTAAAATCAAGAGTGAGTAACTTTGTAATTAGGTTGCTCCGAAGCTTTGGTTGTAAGCATTGCGAGCAACGCCTCGACGTACCCCTCCTCGTCACCTAAGATTGACGTAAGCGAACCAGGCGGGAGTTGCGCTTTTGACAGCGAGCTGCCGAATTCGACCAAGGCCCAGATTGGCTTCTCAGCCCCTAAGTAGTCGCTGAGCTTTGATGGCAAGTACGGATTGAGCGGTTTGATGCCTGCTGTCACCGCGTCGTTGATAAGAAGATAGTCCATACAGCTAAATGACGCGAGGCAGTCGAAATAAGGCAAACTCGGATGAACTTCTACGAGGTCGGCAATACCGAGCTCGTCTACCTCCTGAATTAGGGCGCTGGCGTCAGCTGATACAACGTGCAGTGCTATTTTCGAACTCCCCAGGGTAGTTGCGCGCCTCATCGCGAGTAGTACTTCCTTAAGTCCGCGAGTGGCGTAAAATGACCCAAAAAATCCTATGTTGAGCGTGCCCTTGTCTACTTCGATGCTTGAGGTACCAACTGAGTAGTACTCTGCCGGCAGGGTGGGATGGGGGAGTATGGTTGAAACAGACATTGCACGCTCGCGAACGGCCTGCATCCAAGACTGCGAAAGCATGTAGTGTCTCTGGCCCTCGTTAGTGAAGACGATCTCATCTGCTAGAATGTACGGCAATAGCTCCGCTAAGCGAAACAGCTGGTTAGTCTCTGCAAGATCGGGGGCCAATTTCTGAATCGCTTCCTGAAGGCCTAAAGAAGTAAGCCAGCCAGCTGGTACGTCACCTTTGCGCTCCTGGCCATGGATATCGAGAACCAGAGGATCGGAGAATTCAGCTGTCCATTTAATTTGATGATTTGCTATCTTTATCAGTGCTGCCGCAAAGGAAGATGCGGGCCACATCGCTCGGGAGTAGATTTTCGATGGCGAGCATGGCTTAGGTATGGCCTGATAGTTCTTGAGAGCTTGTTCAGCAAATTCCCGAATTGCTCGCTCGTGTGAAAAAGCTACCGGAGTCTTCAATTCGACATGTGACGCCAAGTGTGGGCTAATAATATTGGCAAGCTGGGGGTTCTGAGCCCTCGTGCCGGTCATGTCGTTGGATATAACTCGAACCGGCCATTGCCAACCGATTATCCTCTTCATCATTACGATAGCTGAGGTGTCGTTAAAGGGCGGGAAGCAGTAGCTGATAACCAACGTGTCAGCCAGGCTATCATTCACCATCTTGATGATGTCATCGCGAATGCCAAGCCGTTTGCATTCGAGTAAGAAATCTCCGTATCGATCTTTATGCTCTTTTAAGTACCGGGTGATAAATCCAATCTGCCCTGCATATCTTGATCGCAGGAACTCTTTTTTACTTGGGATTTCGGAGACTGTTTCTAGCCCCTCTATCTCCTGAGCACGAGAAATAACTTGGAGACGTTCGGTGACCGAGAATGAAAATTCGCTAGTGCGCCGGGAAACAGACCCTTGCCTCACCTCGCGATAGTACATCGCCTCGTCTATTTCCTCTGGAACATAGTATTCGAGGTGGTGCTTGACTACGACCTCCGACCAGAAGACGACGTCCTCTCCGCTGTGCAGATCGACGTCAAAATTTACACTAAGGAGGCATGAAGTTGGTGCAAGCTTCGCGCATGTCATAGAGAGAATGCCGCGCACGTCAAATGGACGGGTGATGACGTTGGTGCGTTCTGCCTCTACAGCTATCCGAACTTGCTCTGAGATTGGCGAGGGCCACTGCCCGCTCTCATCGAAATCAATGATCTTTGCAAAAACTAGTCTGTCTGGATGCGCATGCTTCAGTAAAACGCGGATGTAATTAGGGGAGATGTAGTCATCGTCGTCGAGATAGGTGCAGTACGCATAGTTGGCGTGGCATAAGCCATAGTTTCGTGCATGCGATGCTCCTGCTATTTCTGTTTTTAGAAGGACAATCTGCAGGTCTTTGTGATGCCGTTGATACTCTTCCACTACCTCCGATGTGCCATCCATCGGGCCGTTTAAAACGATGATAATTTCGAATTTTTCTCTGTCTTCAGTCTGAGCCAACAGACTATCAAGTGCTCGAGATATCCGGCTAGCACCTTTGTATGTGGGCAGAATGACAGATACGCCAAATCTCAAACTGCCTGCATCGCTAGGAAGCTCCGATGTTGTGTTTAGACGGAGGCTGCTGGCGTACCGTTTCAGCGCGTGGGAGGATTCGATCCGACCGAAACTGCGAAGAGTGTTCGCTGCAATTAATAGGTTATTCTTTTTTGCTGTATTATCCATGAGTGATGGTCTTCCTTCTAATTTGAATGAATGCACATCTGCTCCGCCTTCGCGGAGAACTATGCGGAATAGTAGGCTACGTGCTTAGAGGGTGATTTTGTAGCGCTTTAATGATTGCTGTTGTCGTGAACCTCGAAATCAAGATGATTTCGATTTGGCAAGCAAAACTCCAGCAAGCGACTCCTACCTTCGGTACTATTCAGGTCAGTTGTTTCAAAAATGACAACGTGATCTGAGTACTCTTTAGCGAAGCCTTCTGCCATGTCATAGTAGGTGTCATAGTAGCGTGCGATATGCTCTTCGAGATCCTCTTCCAGCATGCCATCGAAGGTTGGAAAGCACCGATCCCAAACCGTATCTCGGCGCCAACGTTGGTCATTTTGCGGTGACCAATGATTGCGTGGTGGAGCAGATGCAGGCTGGGCCAGCTTTACTGCAAAGCTGGCTATTACCTCTGCTCGGCTCCGACGCAGACATGGAAATCGTAGGCCAGGCCAGCGACTGATCATAAAAGGCACGTAAGGCAGGTAATAGCTTCCGACATCGCCGATGGCCGAAATCTTCAGCAGACCGCGCGCACGCTGCAATGGTCTAGCTCGGTTCGGCGCTACTAGATCAGCTGTTACGTCCGGTTCTTCGCCGCCGAGGATAGCGGTAAAATCCCGCATCAACGATCCGATTGTTGCTTCTGCGCCTGACCAAGCCATAGCAGAGGGGTTGAGCTCATGAAAGCAGACTGTTTCCGGCTGACCGTTTAGAAGGTTCGCTAGAGATGAAGTTCCACACCGTCCCGAGCCAAGTCCGAACAGAATACCTTCACCGCTTTTCGCGGTTTCAGACTTTGGTGTCCGTATCGGATAGGCCTCATCGTTCATGGCAGTTAACCCCTGCTGATCAGTGGCCAAAAAATCCCGACTGAGTGTAGATTTTGGTCCAGTAAAGCGTTTAACCTCTGGCGCTGCCAGCGTCTGATCTGTTTCGCGGGTGTGTAATCGCTGCTTCCTTGTCGGTCAATTGCTCTCGCGGTGAGTGTACTCGTGCTGCTCCGTCGGCAGATCGGTGACCAGTGTTTTCGCGCCGGGCAACTTACGGAGCTGGCCCTCGGTGAGGTCGCGTCCGTCAAGCTGGTGTGATTTTCCGGATGGCCGTTTGAGGTCATTGATCAAGCGGCTTGTAGCGTGACGCTGAGAAGCGGTCGGCCTGAGCGGCGTCGATCTGGCTGAAGGCTTCCACCATCATGTAGCAGTGCTGGCTCTGCCGGTCGTCGTTCTGTTCGAACAGGACGGCGCCGATCAGGCGGGTGATGCTGACCTCGTTCGGGAAGATCTCGACGACGTCGGCACGGCGTTTCAC